GGTGTACCGATATTCATGTTTGCCATTATGATACCTTTATTGCTTTAATTGAACAGCCTGTAACTGTCTTGGTAATATCAGCCACAATGAAATACCCGGCAGCCATATTATCCCAGGTAGTTGTGACCGATGAAAATGTGTCTGTGGTGGATGACCACGATCCCCCCATCGTTTGACCATAGACCTTCAAGTCTGTGGGCCAATTTGAAAAATTAATTATATCCCCAATTTCGAGGTGATTGTATTTGGGGCGGACACACGTAAAATTAACCGTATCGTGCCTGTCTTTCATTAAATACAGATAGGCTTCTGCCAGTTTGGTCGCGGTGGTCGAATCCAATATTTCATTGGCATCCAATTCAAATTTCATATAACTTGCATCGCCGGAAGATGGATTTAGACTGTACCCGGAAACCGTGTTTCCCGCGCTTGTGGCATCGGTTGCGGTGGCTTCAGATTTATTCTGCTTCGCCCCGTAATCGTGATCGTATTTAATCAAGATTGAATTTTTAACCGCCCCCAAAGATGTTTTCCCGACCTTCCCTAAATCAATATCATTAAAATCAATTGTCTGATCGGCAGAAGAATAATCGTCTGCCCGCCTTAATGTTTTAATCTTGAATTTTCCATCACCACCGATAAATACATAAGAAAAACATAATTTGGCCAGGCGGTCAATTAAATCTTTTGAATTGATAAATTTATATTGAGAGAAAGCGAAATTCACATCACTAACCGCATCCTCGTAAATATCCTTCAAATATCCATTGGTAGTATTGCCGGAATAGTCGAATGTGGATATATCAATATCTGCCCCGGTGGTGGATGAATCAAGGGATAATTCAGTCCTCAAAATATCTTCAATCATATATACCGGATTTTCGATTAAATCATTTGCGGCATAACCGGGGTCGGCGGCATCCCCGTTCTGTAAATTTCTGGTGCTTGAATTAACTGTATCAATCCATGCACCATATTTTCTTCCCTTGCCGGAACAATAGACATAGTCTATTTTTGAAGGCGTGAGCAGTGTTCTGGTTCTTGGGACGATCTGTCTCGGAACGACAACTACAACATCTTCAACCATCACACCGGCACTAACTTCGATTGGCCCAATCTCATACGATTCATCGACTTCGTGGGATTCGATGTCATCAATATCAAATTCAACCACCATCCCCATTTCTGAAATTTCAATAGTAAAACTCCCTGCACCGCTGTTTGAATTTAACAGTAAAGGAATCCCGCCGGTGAGATCCCATGAACTTTTTTCGGGGTCTGAAAAACTGAGTGTGGCTTCTTTTTCATCATTAGTCGATACACTGCTAAAGGCTACTCCCCCTATTTTTAAAAAACTTAATCCGGCTGGAGTGGCTGACACGGTACCAAACTTCGCCAATGCTGTTGCGCTTACATATTCTCCCATTTTAGATATAGGTTCAATTCCATAATTGATCGTAACATTGTTTCCGTCTGTAACAGCTATCGTTGTTTTACTCGAATCTCCAAAATCTCCATTAGATATATTGGCCTCGTTGGTATGTGTCCCCGTCCCGCCTATGGTAAAGCCTGAACTACTTAAAGGGAAATAGACCTTGCATCTTGATCCTTCAAATTCTATTACAGGATTGTTGGACGTTGCATCCACCGTACCTGTAAGTGTTCCGTAGTGTCCAGATTTATAATAATAGACATTCTCATTGTCCAATGTATGAACCGCCTGACTGTCCACTTTGGCTTCACTTCCCGCCACACCTACATCATATTTATCAGTTATAATTGCAGGAAATGCGCCTTTGTAAAATTGTTTAAATCTATCAAAATGAGTCGTTGGAATCGTGCCAATGTCAGTCTTTTCATGGAAGTCCCCATAAGCTATTGGAATCGGTTTGCCGATATTATTGGCGGGTGCGTTTGTATATGTGGCGGATGCAACGGTATTGGCGGGTATTGTTTTGTGATGCCTTGTGGTATTGTCAAACAGGGTCAGCGTTACATTGTTAGAATCGTAATCAATTTCCCCGGAAATCACACCGGAAGCAATCATGCGAGCCGAGGTATCAAGTGTGGATGTTTCGTTGGTATTTAAAAACAATTCCCATTTGCGATTGGCGAAATTGTAATCTGAAAGCAGATCGGAAAAGCGTTTGCCCTGGATGGATTTTTCGGCATTAATCAGCGTGATGCTCATGTTGCCGATTGATGTGGTGAAATTAAAGAAGTTTAATGATTGGCGGTATGTTCCCCAGGATGCCACCAGTCCATAATATATGTCAGAACCATCTTGGCGATGGCGGTCACTTACACCAATAAAAGCCGATTCATCGTTGTAATATAGTTTAAGTACCCAAAACGCCGTCGTGTTTGCATTTTTAAGGGCGTTGGTAAGGCCGGAATCGAATGATAGCATTTACCCAATCCTCGCCTGTCCCGTATTGATGGCCTTGTTTATGGCCGGTATAATACTATTGGCAGCGAAATTGTGATCAATGACACCCATACCTCCGAAATTCTGATTGATGATAATTTTAGACGATGAAGCGGCGTTTGCTGTGGGCGCAACCCGTGTCGGTGATGCACCGAATAAAAATGAACCGATAGAAGCTATGATTCCACCCGGCGTAGATGCGGCCATAACTGCGGCATAAATTTTGGCTTGTGCGACCATGATAGCCAACTGAATAGCGGCTCGTTTTAATGATTCTGTAATACTATCCCCAGCAATAGCAGATGTCAATAATGATGCTCCCGTTGCAGCTGCAAAGTTCGCAGTTTTTTCCATCGCTTCCTTATGCTCTTGGGCGGCTTTTGCAGCTTCACTCTGGAGAAGTTGCGCAACTATGATTTTATCTTCCGCCTCTTTACGGGTTTGCAGTTGATCTTGTAAAAGTTTTAATTGTTTTTGCAAAAGTTCAACGGTTGCCGATTCCGGTCTTGGGCCTTTGAGTCTTTTGTCTAAAGAGGCCTGTATAAGCGCAATTTCTTCTCTGAGTTTTATTGTGTCTTTAGTTTCGGGGTGTAATAGTTCTCGTAAACTTTTTGCAAAAGCTTCCACCTTCCTGGCGGCATTATCTATTGAGGGGGCGAACAATAGCCCTATCTCTCTTTGTAAATCATCAACAGAATGTCTTGCTTGTGCGAGTGATCCCGCAAGCGTTTCTCCCGCTGCTTTTGCTACACCACCCACCTGTTCCTCAATGGCCCCAAGAATAGCGACAAAATCGCCAGATTTAGCAATATCCTCATCCACAGTAATACCAACACGCCTCAATTCGCCAGACAATCCCATAGCCGCTTTACCAACCATGTTTGCGGCTGTCCTCATATCTCCGCCCATCAATTCTGCTAAATCGGTCATTAGATCAACCGCTCTGGGCATCACTTCGTCGCCAATCTGCTTATATGTTTGGAGAAATGTTATCCCCTCTAATATCGCAGTGTTTGAGAATTTAGTTACGTCCTGCAAGCTGTCAGCGTAGTTCTGGAGATTTTTCGATGCTTGCGGGGTAAAGCGATTCATCGACTTCATCACACCTTCCATCTTGGCAACTGCAAGTGTGAACTCCTCTGCTTGTTTTACGCTTTCCTGTAATGCGTTGATTATGGCACGAGCAGCGAAAAAGGCAGCCCCTGTTTTCATGGCGGCCTTACCAAGCGACACCATTGATTTATCAACTTTTTTTATATTTGTGTCAGCTTGCTTTGTGCCAATTACTCGTAATTTTATAAGTAAGTCTTTAACTGATGCCATCTTTATCTTGCTTTGTTTTTTCTGCCATACAGGCGTTTATTTCTTTATCTATAATTGAAAAACAATCCAATCGGTATGCGGAGACATTATCCAATTCACCCATTGATATATTAAACCGGGTCACATAGTTGTATTCGTTAATCATTTCCATCATCCAGGGTTCGACGATTTGATTGCAGTCTGCAAAGAAGGGAACAGAATGGTACAGTATTTGTCCATCTGTAAATTGTTCACTTGGTTCACATATTTCATCTATGATATTCCATATATCTTCTACGGTCTGCACCCTCACCGGATCGTGTTGATAAGTAACCGGGAGCTTCGCCACTGTATAGGGGAGGCTTCTATATATATCACGAGGTTCGGGGAAGCCAAATTGCCAACACCAAACCGCAAGGCTCAACCCCCGGAATCTTTTTTTGCCGGTTCAATCCCCAGATATTCTAAAAATACGGCTTGCAGTACAGCATCCACTTCGGGCATATCCATATCTTTGAAATCATTTTCACCCAGACCGGCGATTACACCTACTTTTTCAAGCACTTCATAATAGGACTCCACATCCATCTTGCCATCCCACCAGACTTTTGCATTAAGTTTATGCAGTTCGCGTCTTTGTGCATAGGTGCAGTCATTTACGTCCCATTCTTTTTTATCGACTTTTACAATCATGTTGCCTCCCTAATTAATTACCAAGCAGTCACAGCTTCGTTTTTGAATGTGCTTATTTTGAACGCTTCCGTAGAACTGTTCTGAACACACTCGAAAGCGAGGGTGTGAAACACGCCACTTTCTGAAATATCTTGACCGGGATCGCCCGTGTATTGGATTTCAGCAGCGATATTACATTCACCTTCCGATGATACCGTCCCATCACCGATCTTGATGGCCAATGATAATGTGTCACCGTCCAAAAAGTCCTGGATAACATTGTTCGCAGCACCATAATCAAATTCGTCGTCCCATTTTATAGTGATGTCACCTGTTATCATATATTCCGGGAAAGCATAGGCTTCAGCGTTTCCGTTTGTGTCAAATCCGACCCGGGTCACATTGTTCGCAATATTGAAATTAAACGATTTCATTATGAAGGTTTGATTCGACGCGTCATCCACGTCCAGTGTTCGTGTATCTGCATCAAGGATATTAAAATACGTCGATTCCCTTGCCGCCCATGATCCATCGAAAGTCTGTTCTAAAACCGTTGATGTAGAAACCGGGTTGGAAAATCCACTAAAATAATTCCCACTAATTGTCATCAATCCGTTGTTTGCGGCTATATCGCCGGATATGTTTAGATCAGAAACGATGACCCCTGCGACCTTGATTCCTTCGCCCGATGCGGGATAATAAGCAAGATTACAACTATGGGGGATACCGCTTGATATTGTACCACCGATTGATGTTTTATTACTTGATCCATCTATTTCCATTTCGTGAACGATTGTACCACTTTGTCCGTTTTCCTGTCCTACCAATAGACAGTGTTGAGCCAGTGTTCTGGGCGTTGCCAACATTTCAAAGGGCATGGTAACTGTTCCGCCCCTCGTATTGACAACGGTATCGGCAGCGTTTTTAACACTACCACGCCCTGACAACAGTCTGGACTCTCTTAATATATTGAATGTCGGCTTTTGTGCTTGGACAACCGGCTGCGTTAGATATGCAGTTCCATCGTTTCCATCGCTATCTAAACCGACACCAAAAGAAGTTTCCGCCTTTAAACCGTATTTGATACTGCTTATCGGCTGGACTCTTGTATCAGCCATTATTTAGACTCCTTTTTTTTCTTTGTTTTGTTATCGGCCTTTTTAGCAACCCCCATCTTCAGGAGTTCTTCAGCAGCCTTTTCCGGTATATCTACGGTGTCGCCGTCTTTCAGTTTAGCCAACATGGCGACATCGCATAGAATCGCATTGGGATTAACCCGATGCAGTTTTGAATTTTCACCTTTTATTTTCATGCGTACACTTCCGTAACTATACAGTTGAATGAAATATTTGCTCTCCACAAATCAAGATCATCTTCGTCCTGATTGTATTCGACAGTCTCTATTTTGCCGTCGTGAAATTTGTAAACCCCAGACGGTGAATAGTTTGAATTGTTATAAACCAATTTTTTTAAGTGTTCTGCCGTGCTTGTCAGTTGTGTTTTGACACTGCGCCATCCACCACCCCGCATCAGAGTATAAACAATATCCACGCCATAACTGCGTGACTGTCCCGATGCAAAATGTTCAATTAGTGTATCTTCGAGAGGATCAATCACAAAAGACTGATTTCCTCTGTGTTCGTCAAATACAGGAATTTCAAATTCATTATTTATTAAATCTTGCAGGGATTCCACGACATTTTCATAGATGACATTCGCATAGCTATCTGAATCACTCGATCCATAGTCCCATGTATTCGATTCGGCAGACCATAGGTTGTGATTCTCCGCCCAGAAAGGTGATTGAATTGTCGTTGCCATCAGGTTCTATCTGCCGTCGCGTATTTTACTG